TTTAACAGCATTTAGTCCGCCTTTTGCAATTCTTTCTCTTTCATAATTATACTTTAAATAAAATTTTATTTTTGTTTTAAGATCATCTAAATTTTTATATATTACTAAATGCTTTTCATCTTCTAAACCTGTTAGTTCTCTACCTTCCCAATCATCTGTTAGTAAAAAACCACCGGCTGCCAATACTTTGTAAACTCTATCAGACGCACCACTATCTGTACAAATATTTAAATTTATTTTTGATTTGCCAACTTCAATAGAGTGTTGTTTACCATACGCATTACTAATAATTTTAATATCTTTTATTTTATCTAAAACGTCTCCTCTATTATTATACACGTTTCCTATAAAAGATATATCATATTCCTTATTTACATCTTGAACTGTATCTATTGTCTCATCATATCCTTCACATAGATAATAACATTTATCATGATATTTCTTTGCAACTTCTAATACATTTTTCTTGTCGAAGTAGGCCGCATCTGCTATAATTGTTTTGTGTAACATTTCCTCTGAAAATGTCATTAAAGGGTCCATAAACCAATAAACAAAAGAACATTTATTTTTATATTTAAAAAGATTTATAACGTCTGGTTCTATATTATTACCTTTAGCTATTAATAATATATCATACTTTGTATCATATATTTTAAGTAATTCTAGATTTGGATTTTGAAAAGAGCGATAAGGAAATTCATCTACTGTATGTCCTAATCTTAAAAGACTATCTCTTTGAGAGACGTTAGTTGAGCCTTCTGTAAAAACACCTACGAATAATATCTTCATAATTCATCTGATATAATATTATAGATAGAGTCAACACTTGGGTTCCAATCTTCATCTGAATAAAATACTACTTCACTGTTAAAAGGATTCCAGTCATTCTCATATCTTTTTCTATTATGTTCTGTACTCCAAACTATTTGTTTTGTACCACATAAACTTGCTAAATGTAAAGGACCTGAACTAGGACCAACAATCATATTTGATGAATGTAAAACATTAGTTAGTTTATCCATTTCTATCATTCTCATATCTTCAGTGTTCTCTAAATGAAAAGAATCAGAACCACCTATACAAGCTATGTGTAAATCATGTTCTTTATTTAACTTATCAACTAATTGTTGCCATTTATCTTTACTCCAATTTCTAAAGTCTCCTGTATCTTTATTTCTTGCATGAATTACAACATCTATAGTAAAAGGTAAAGAAGATAAATTACCATATTGATAGAATATTTGTTCTTTAAACTTATCAGATAAGGTGTGTAGACCATCTGTTTGACATCTATAACCTATATCGAAATCACCAAATAGTATTGCAGTAACACCTTTTTCTTCTTTTACTTTCTTAATAAGTTCATTAGGTGATTTTGCATTATTACACCACCAAGCTTCTGTTAGATTACTTTCTGGGTCAAATTCAATAACTTCTGCAAAGTCTTCATATAAATGTTTATTGAGAGGTCTACTTATAACTATTGTTTTATCAAAGTCTTTAGATTTAGCACGGACATAACCTTGCCAACAAAATAATTCCCAACCTAATTCTCCTAAAAAAGGACCTGCTAATAATACTTTTTTACTCATACCATATGTTTGTGTTGTACTTGTTCAAACCACACTCTTGCTATATCTGTGATTTCTTTTTTTGTTTTCCACCTAATGTAATCAAATGATAATTGGTCTCTAACAGAGTTTTCTTTTACTTCTTTCCACCATAATTCATTGTAATCATGTACTTCACTACAATTCTTTCTTACTAAAACACCTGTTTCATGAAGTCCATAGTTACGAGGAAACTTTTCTATTTCATATCTAGTGTGAACATCATCTATTTTTTGTATCTCTTCATCACTTAACTTAAAAAATTGTCCGTTTAATTCTCTAATTCTCATTGACTCTGTGTATATACAGTTCCAACCTGGATGAGGTCTAGCACAATAATCTGCATTTTTACCTTTTACCCAATTAACTAAATCTCTAATGTTAACTTTTGGTAACATAGAACCATCAAACCAAACACTATAATCATGTTCGGGTAAAACGTCTTGTGACATTATTTTATGGTATCTAGCTGTTCTTCTTGGGTCATCAAAAGACCATTCTAAGTCCATTATTTGCCATTGATCTGTTTTTGTTTTTATATCATCTTCTGAAAAACAAATATATTGAATACCATCTTCTTTGTCATACTCAAGAAGATCATTCTTTCCGCCTGTAATACAAGTGTAAACTATAACTTTGTCCATACTATATTATACTGTAAAAACTATATTTAGATAAAAAAAAGAGCATCTTTTGATGCTCTTTTCGTGTAAACATTACATTTACGATTAAGCAAATGTGAATAATTTACCAAGACCTTGTGAGGTACTGCTTGTCATTCCAGCTACTCTGATGAACTGATAATATCTTCCAGCTCCCCAGTTAGTGTCTGAACCGTATCCTTCGAATACACCATAACGAGTACGAACACCGATTTCTGGTGAGAAATCAGAGTCTTTAATCGCTCTCATTAGCTGTAGAGGGATATAAGGACAGTAAATGATACCTGCATCTTGTGAAGTGTTACCTTTGTACCCTAGTAATAAGTAACTTGAGTTTGCTGGAGCAAATGTGTCACGAAGAAGTAATTGCTTCCCGCTATTCATTAATCCAACTTTAGCAAGTGCGCCTACACCAGCTTGTGGTACTGTAGGAATTTCTCCTCCATTTACCATTGGCACTGAGTTTAATCTCTCAAGAATCGCCGCAACATTAGGTGAAGCAACTGCGAAGTTGGCTCCTCCACGTCTTGTGTTAGTAGCGATTGCATTTGATTTAGCGATAACATGAGTTAATAAAGCACCAATACGCTCAATTTGGTTTCTTCCGTCAGCACTCGCAGGAGTGAAAGTAGAAGTGAATCCATCATTGATTGCATTTTTAACGGCAGCCGTAATTAACTGTCTATCAATAGCGCCTTGAACTTCATATGTCAAGATGCTTGTCATTTCAGCGTCAACGTCAACACCATGCTGGTTAGCTAAATCTTCAGCAAGTTCTGGCGACCAGTTAGCAGCCAATTTACGAGATTTAGCCTCAACTGCTCCTTTAACTAAGTCAATTTTAGCCATTGGCATATTGCCATTAACTGTAGCACCTTCAGCCGTTTGAACTAAAGCGCCTTGACCGTCACCGAATCCAGTGTTTTGGCTTCCGCCTGCAACGTCACCAGAGATGGCAACTGTCGCACCCACATATGCTTGCATATTTGCATTAGCAGATAATGGGTTTAAAGGACCAGAGATAACACCTGAAGTACCTGTAAATTCAGTTAACTGTGTGTTATAACCTAGTTCTGTGTTGTCAGCAGAAGCTCCTGCTGAGAACTTAGCACCTGTGTCGTACTTGGCTCGGATAGCATATGCATAACCAAGCGAAGAACTCATAGGTTGAACACCGAATAATTCATGAGCCATTAACTCAGGAAAGATACGGCGAACTGTTGGGATAACAATCCCAGGCCAACGAACATCGGAAGCTCCGATGGCTGTAGTGTTTTGATCAAACCCTACAGTATTCGTTGTAGTCTGTGCTTCTGCAACTAGCGAACCAGGTGTAGAGTCAGACTGGGTATTTTCCAATACCTGTGCTGTTGTCAAACGAACTTGCTCGTTCTGGATGCCGTCACCAGCATCAAGAACGCCTGCCCACTTATCCAACAGCTCTTCTTTTGATAAGTATGATACTGTTTTCATAGTTAGTTGTTCTCCTTTTTTTTCTTATCTTTAAATTATTTCTTAGGAAGAAATCTTTCGGCGAGTTGAGCGTACATATCTAACTCACTTTTTGCTTCTTCTACTTTTTCTTGAATAACAGGTGCTGAATTATCAACTTCTTCTGCTAGATATTCTTCATTTTGAATTTTTTCAAGTTCACTTTCAAAAGCTTCATTTATTTCATCTGAAGTTGACTCTGAGAATACCTTTTCAAGTTTCTTTCTTTCATAATCTGGAAGATCAGAGACCTTCTCAGAAAGTGTATTTTCTGCGTCTATTTTGTCTAATTTAGCTTTATATTCAATATTTCTCTTAATCGCATCGTTAAGTAAGTCAGATTTTTGAGAAAGTTCTTCTTGAACATCTTCTAGTATGCTATCAACTTTAGATTGAACATCATCATTTGTGATTAGGAGGCTTTCACGCATTGTTTCAAATGTTTTTTCAAGCTTATCTAATTTAGCATAATCAACAACTGGTTGTTCTGGAAGATGGTCTTCAACAACTGTAGTTAAATATTTGTCAATACCTTCAACAACTTTTTGCTCGTCAAATGATAATTTTTCATTTAATTTGTAGTTGCAAAGTGCTAATTTAATTTTAGACTCATTGATTGCATTCATTTTTTCAATAACAGAATCAAATGTTTCTTCAATCTTCTTAAGTTCATCTTCATGATGTGCTTCAGACTCAGCTAATTTTATTTTTAAATCCTCTTTAGCTTCAACTATTGCTTTTTCTTTTTCAGCTTCAGCTTTCTCTTCGATTTGTTTTTGAATTTCAGAACCAAGTTCTTCAAAACCTTTAATCTGGTCCTCTGATAGGATACCTTCTTCATTCAGCTTGTTTACAAACTGCTCAATAGCTTCTTTCATTATTTTGCCTCCTGGGGTGTTAAAATGTTTTGGATTCTATCAACAGTTTTGTGTTGAAGAATGTCTCCTAGAATTTCATTCGCCTTTGAAAAATCACCTTTTGTGATTGCCTTATAAAGGTTTTCTGTAGCTTGTTCCATATATGTATCTCCTAGAGAATATGCCTTACTGACTATTTATACAAATAAGTAAAAAAAATGACAAAAAAGTCCATTAATTTTTATCAAAAATGTATACCTATATTCTATATTTTAAATTATTTTAATATTTTTTATAAAGTCATTCACAGCTTTTTCAACGTACTGTGATTTCTCATGATTTGGTAAATGTTTTAACTGATTTGTTAATCTATCATAACACATTTCTGTTACAACACCATGTGTATTAATCATGAAATCTTTTGACTCTAAAATACCTTCAACGTATTCACCTATTGAAGGGTCAGAAACTACATCAACAGTTGAAAGTTTATATCCTTTAACAACTCCGTTTTCTAATCTACCAACACCTCGTGTTGATTGTCCTAATCTAGTTCCGTATTGTATCAATGAAGCAGTGATGTCACCTAAGGGTGTCCCTTTAATATTATGCTCATCATCAGTTGCAAGTATGATTGCTTCACCTATGAAAGTTTTGTTGTCGCCTTCTTTTAATGAAATAATTCGTTGTGCGGCACGCTCTGAGTTTATGTACGCATAATCTGGATGCTCTAATTCACCTAATGCTCGACCTGTTTTAATAAATTCTTCATTGAATCTATCTGCTTCTTTTTTCATTTCATCATAAGGATATTTTCTTTTGTTCATGTTTTCTTTTTCAGCTTGCATGAACGGACCTCGAAGTTTGATTTGTCTAGGTTTTCCTTCTACGTTTTCTTTAATGATTTCATAATCACCCCAAAAATCGTTTTCAGTGATAAGTTTTAGTGCTTGCATATTTTTCTCTCCTTTGAGTCTAGAATTATTTACACTTTTATATAAAAAAAGCACCTAAATAAATAGGTGCTTTCCTCCTCTTTTTTTTTGTTTTTCTTCTAGAAGTCGTCTGAATCGTCTGAATCTTGCTCTTGTTCTTTTGCTATTGCCTTTTCGGCTGCCTCTCTAGAACCAAACTCTTGAATTTTCTCAATCATATAATCACGTTCTGCTTGTTTTTCTAGTTCCATAGTTAGCATTTTTTCATTCTCTTCAATGTCATCATCTGTGAATCCTAATATTTTCTTCATCGCAATAGTTTTTGAGAATGAATCATCACCTGCTTGAAGACTATATGTATTGTATTTTAATTCATTCAATCTTGATGTCTGATACAATTCATATAAAGCTGGTGGTGTAGAGTCTACTAGAATGTCTCTATGAGATATTTTATATTGTTCGTATAAACCTTTAAGTTTTAAATGTGTGAAAAATGCTTCTTGAACACCTGATGACATTTGTTGTTGTAGTCTTCTAACAAATTTAGCAAACTTATACTCTTCATAAGTAATATCTTCACCTTGACTTATTGTATTTTCTGGTTGTTCAAATCTACTAAAAGGTACTTTTAATGCACGATATAGTTTTCTAGTAAAGAATTTTAAATCTTCTAGTTCACCAAAGTCTGAACTTCCACCAATACTCTCAACACTAGAACCATCTGTTCCATCAGGTTTTAAGAACCAATAAGATTCAACAACTTGATGTGGGTCATATTCATTTGAAATACCTCTATTGTTACCATTGGTTGCTTTTGTTGTTTTTCTTTGATTAAATCTTTTAACCATTTGTAATAATTGTTGTTGTGCTTTTTGACCACTTGTATTACCTGATGCTATATTAAATACTAATCTTTCAGGTGATCTTGCAACACGATAAATTAAAACACCGTCTTCTATTAGAATAAGTTGTCTATAGGCCTGTCTTGCTTTATCAAGAGGTGGAACAGAATATGTTCTATTTGCATCAAATACACCGGAATGTATATATGTAATTTGACTGAACAACAAAGGTATTTTTTTATCATCTTTGAAAGCATCTTGATAAGAATATGATGTTGAGTTTCTGTCTACGTCATTAAAGTAACTAAAAGATTGTCCATAATTACTTGTAAGAACTTTATATGACTCAGCAGGTGATATATCAAAATATATACCTATTAAATCATACGATTTTAAATCTTTTAACAATTCATACTTTGAGTTTTCTAAAAGTTTTACAGAAAGTATACCTTTTTTTGGCTCTTTAGGGTCTATAATATTTTCAAATGCTATTTCACCTTCAACGACAAATTGTCTTGAATAATTAAAAATATTTCTTTCAAAATCATAAAGTTCCACAAATCTTTCAAACTCATCATTTAATATAGAAATTTGTTTGTCTGTGAACTTTTTCTCATTGTTTATTTTTAGTTTTAAAAATTTACCTGTATCATCTGTCGCATATATTGAATCACAAATTTCATCAATAGCATCTGATACTTCTACATGATTTGACATTGCTCTGTACTCATTCAATCTTTTAAATTTTTCAGATGACACAGGTGCGGCCAAAAAGTCATGAATTGAATCTTGTGTTGGATAAGCAAGAGTTGTACTAATACGTTCATCTTCTCTATTAGGTCTTGTAACTTCAACACCTTCTTCTTGATCAATGTTTTGAACATCTTGCATCACCTCAGCAGAGGGATTTATCTCGTCTTTGTTTTTTCTAAATACATCAAATATTGCCATTATAATCTCCTACTGTTTGGTATTTACTACAAATCAAATATATTTTGAGCAGTCTGCTCGTTTGGATTAAAAGGTTGCCAATTCATTATATCACATAAATGCTTCAAAGGTTTTACAATATCTTTTTCAAATTTAGTTGTATAATCAACTTGAAAAGCCTCTGAAAACTCTTTTGGATAAATATCTTTGTATCCGATAACTTCAATATTGAAAGGATTATCTTGATTTATATAACACCACTGAACATCATCACCTACTTTTAGTTCATCATATTTATCTTTAATATTAAAATGTTCTAACATCTGATTGTAATAATGTGCCGCCTTTACATGAGTACCTGTATGTGACTCTACTTTTAAGAAACCTGTTGATTTTTTATCTGTATTCCAACCTGTGTTTCTTTTAACTTCTTCAAAAGGTAAAGTTTTATAGTTGTCCCAAACATTCTCAAGTTCTTCATTGAACTTTGATTGGTCCCATCTTTCTC